CCCAGGCGCACTGCGGTGGAAGCGTGCAATGGCAAAACTGGGACTGCCATGGACAACCATTGAGGGCATTCAAAAGTGGCGCGACTTCAAAGAGCAGCAGGCAACGCCGAGCGACATTAACGGCGTCAAAAAGCAGAAGCTGGAGCGCGAGGTGCGGCGGCTGGACATCAAAATCGCTGAGGACGAACGGCGGTTGGTGCCCGTAGAGCAGGTGGTTGAGGAAACAATCCGCGTGGTTGCGACGTGGTGCGCGGAGATTGACGCACTGGTAAATGACCTGCCGGGGCAGTTGGCAGGACTGACCGAAACGGAAATTCAGCCAAAGCTCCGCAGCCGGTTGGAATTGCTCAAACTCAATGCACGCGCCAGCTTCGAGCATCATCCCGCACAGAGTTAGGGCTGCGGCACGTTCTGTCCGGCTGGCCTACACTGGCGACCCGTTGGACTGGATGGAGGCCAACGTGCGGTTCCCGCACTCGAGCCGTTCCACCCACTTTGACCGGCAGACCGCCCCGTGGTGGAACGCGGTTTTCCATGATTTCGCAGACCCTGCTTGTCGCCAAACTTTCGTCCAGGCTTGCACTGGCGCGGGTAAGAGCACCGCACTGGAGGCGCTGGTTTGCTGGGCAGTGGCTCAACAGCCTGGGCCGATGCTTTCCATCACACAAACCGACGCCACTAGCGCAGAGTGGATGGAAACGCGGCTCAAACCTGTTCTCGGGGCGTGCGAACCGCTGCGGGGACTGATGCCAAACAACAGGCATCATATTAAGAAGGATGGCATCTATTTTGCACACATGCCGCTGATGCTGGGTGGCGCGAACACTAGCAACGCTCAAGAGAAATCAGTGCAAGTGCTTTTTTTGGACGAGTGCTGGCAGTATTCGGACCTGATCACGCAGTTCAAAAAGCGACTTCACGACCGCTGGAACGGGTACGCGCTGCTGACCTCTCAGAGCTTTGAGGAACCGCACCAGTTGACCGAGGAGTGGAGATCCGGCGAAGAGTTCCAATGGTGCCATTCCTGCCCCGGCTGCAACGAGTGGGTCAAACCGGCCTGGGTGGACATCAAGTATGACGAGGCCAAAAACGAGAACGGGGAGTGGAACTGGGGCGCTCTGGTTAAGACCGTCCGGCATGAGTGCCCGCACTGTGGGCACGTGACACCGGACACAACGGCAGCCCGCCGGGCACTGACTCAGCGCAGCGAGTGGCGCAGCGAAGGCAACGATCACGTTGAAGGCTACCGCTCTCGCCGTGTTTCTGCGCAGTCCGTTTATTGGATTCGCTGGGCTGACCTTGTCATTCAATGGTGCCAGGCTTCCGACGCTAGGCACCTCGGTGTGTTGCAGCCGACCAAGGATTTCCGAATGCAGCGGTTGGCTGAGCCATGGAAACAGGAGGAAGAGTTGCCCGCGCTCGAACTGGAGGCCAGCGAGTATTTCACCAACGAGTGGCAAGATGGCCGGCCAATGCCAGACGAGGCTGCGCGCGTTTTCACGGTGGACTGCCAGCAGGATCACTATTGGGGGATCTGCCGCGTCTGGCTCAAAAACGGGCACAGCCGCCTACTCTGGGCGGGCAAGATTCTCACGGTGGACCAGCTCCGCGAAATACAGACGAGGCTCAAGGTGCCCGACAAGCGGACGTTGTTGGACGCTGGCAATTCCTTTCACGGCAGGATCTACGACGTGTGCGCAAAGTATGGGTGGACGGCGCTAGTTGGCCGTGCCGAGGATCATTTTACGGTGCGAGGGCAGGACGGCAAACCGATCAGACGTTACTACTCAGCGCCGGATCGCGTGCTTGCTCCGACGACTCGAGACGCTGCGGGCAAGCGCATTTTCGTCACGTTTTTCTATTGGTCGTCCGATCCCATCAAAGACATCCTGGCAAACTTGCGCAACACGGGTTCGCCAGTCTGGGAGTTTCCGCAGGACGCACCTCCCGAGTACGTGCGGCACCTCAATTCTGAACGCAAGCGGGCAACCGTGGACAAGAGGACCAAAAAGACCCGGCTGCGCTGGACGGCAACCGGCAGACCCAACCATATGTGGGACGCCGAAGCCATGAACGTGCTCGCCGCACAGATCCTCGGCATCCTGCCCGATATGGTGTCCGCAGCGCCAGAGGTTGACGAACCCACAGGCACAGAGTAACGTGGCGCTTCAACCATTAACACAGACGGATGTGCGATGGTGGAACCCGGAAGGAACCCCGGCTCCCGAGTGGGATGTCCGGGGTTTTTCTTGTCCCGAGGGCTGTAGATAGATGGCTCCCGACCAAAAGCTCCTCCTCCAAGTGTTCCTGACTCGGGATGTTGCCGAGCTTCGCGCCATCGTTTCGCAAAAGTTTGACCTCGTCGCCGCAGGCAAAAGCTCGCTCGTTTCGTCCTCCATCGACGGAGCTTCGTTCCAATTTAACGTCAACGGCACCCTTAGCCCGTTGGACGTGATGATGCTCGCGCAGATGGCGTTAAATTACAAAGCCGCAGGCATTTCCGCGCCGGTGCGCAGGACGCAGGCCTATTTCCTATGAGCCTTTTCGACCGCATCAAAAAACTGGCCGGTTTCGGCGCGCCAAAAGTTGCCGCCAACAACGGCGGTGCTTATCGTCGCCAGCGACTTGTGGAGGGCGGCGTGTGGGCAGAGCCTTGGTGGCGAAACCACACCCAGAGCATTTCCCGCGAACTGACCGTTGGCGAGTGGCGCACCGTTAACAGTGCCGCGCGTAAGTTGTACTGGAACAATGGGATGGTGAATGCCGCGATTGACCAGAAGTCCATGTTGTCCGTTGGGATGGCAATGCGACCCATCTTCGTGGGGGCCGATAAAGAGTGGGGCAAACAGGCCGAGGCCGTGCTGCTCGACTGGTTCCAGATTGCATACCTTGACGGCAAGTCTTGGTGGGAAGGGCTGCGGCTAGAGTCCACCGCGATTGACCGTGAAGGCGACTTGCTCACGATCCTGACGACTGCCGCAAGTGGGTATCCTCAACTTCAGCAAGTGCCTTGGCATCAAATCGGATCTCGCGGTGACGACGGCATCTTGACCGAGGGCCGCTATCGTGGTCTGCGGATTTACAACGGCGTCATCTTGTCCCGCACCAACCGTGCCGTGGCATATCGAGTGCTGGGCGAGGACCAAAGCGGCGCAGAGGATCGCGACATCCCGGTCCAGTCCTGTATGCTCACGATGGACCCACGGGAAGTGGATCAGGTGCGCGGCATCTCTGCTTTTGCTCCAGCCATTCGGGATCTGATTTCCCTCAAAGACTTGGGCGACGACATTCAAAGCGCGTCCCGCATGGCCGCGAAAATCGGGTTGCTCGTTACGAACCAGCAGGGCATGGCTGACGCCAGCGACGCCTACAACGCGCTGACCGAAACGATGCCGGGCAACTGCTCGCCGGGGTTGCGATTCACGCCCATGCAGGGTGGCAGGATCGAGTATTTGACCGCTGGCGCAGGCGAAAGCATCGACCAGATTGACGCGAAGATTCCGACCGAAGCTCAGGACCGGCTACAGGAGCGCCTAATCCGCAACGCACTGCTCGCGGCTCAATGGCCGCCTGAGTTTGGATGGGACATGAGCAAGCTGGGCGGGGCTTCCGCTCGCATCGTCCTAGAGCAGGTCAACCGCATCACCTCTGAGCGGCACGCTTACCTCGCGGCATTTTGCAAGCGCCGGTGCGCGTTCGCCGTTGCGAAGTTTGTGGAACTCGGGATGCTGCCACCGTACACGGGCGCGGACAAAGACCGTGGCGGCGCGTACCAGTTCCGTTTCACTGAACCAGCCAGGCTCACAGCCGATTCCGGCTACGCAAGCCGCGACGCGATCGAAGCCTACCGCGCCGGGATGCGCAGCATGACAGACATTCTTGCGTCGGGCTCCAAGACCTTAGAGGAGCACCTTGATGAAGTGGAGCGCGAGGAACTTGAAATCAAAAAACGCGTCGAACGCTCGGGGCTGACTCGCGACGTGTTTGGGCTTTTGACCCCAAATGGCAATCCGCCAACCACTCCCACAGAATGAAATTTCAACGCATCATTGAGCAGGTTTTTTACCGTCCGTGGCTCATTACTCCCGGCGGTTACGCAGCCGTCCGCAAGCTCGTTGAGGCGCGGCTGGTGCGCGCCAACGGCGACGAGTACGAAGGAATGATGAAATCCCAACGCGAGCCGATGGAAATTGACGGGCAGGGCATCGCGCACATTTGCATTGAGGGCACGCTTGCCAAAGGGATCAGTGCCATCGAAGCGTGCTGCGGCGTGTGGGATTACGAATGGGTCGCCGAGGATCTCGAATCCGCGATGGAGGCCAACGTGCGCGGCGTTTTGTTGGAGATCAACTCGCCGGGCGGCAGTTGCTCTGGGTGTTCCGAGATCACGGACCTGATTCAATTTTTGAAGGTGCCTATCGTGGCCTACTCCGACGACACCGCTTGCAGCGCCGCGTACAACATCGCTGTTAGCTGCGACAAGGTGTATGGCTCCGTGGGATCAACCTGGGGCTCTATTGGGACGATCATTCCTTGGGTCGATCAGTCCGCGATGTATGAGGAAGAGGGCTTGCGTTGGGACCCGATCACGTCGGGACCGCTTAAAGGTGCAGGCATGGGACCGTCACTGACTCCCGCGCAGCGCGCCAGTTTGCAGCAGCTCGTTGACGACAGCTTCGCGCAGTTCCGTGACAACGTCCTTCGCAACCGGCTGGTGGCCGACGAGTACATGACGGGGGCCGCTTATTTGGCTCCTCGCGCGAAAGCCGCGAATTTGATTGACGGCATCGGAAATCAAGAGCTTGCGTATTCCGCGCTGCTTGGTATGGTGGGCGCGTAGTTTCATCGTTTTGGGTTTGTTGTACCCCTCCGGGTGTTGTTCCTCGGAGGGGTTTTTCTTGTCCGGGGGCCTAGTGGTATATGGAGTCCCCTACGACCCTCACTGACGCGCTGGCTGCGCTCTCTGCCGCCCAGGCGGACGTGGCTGCGCTTAACGCTCTCTCCGCCGAGCACTCGGCAGTTGTCGCCAATTTTGAAGCACTAAAGGCCCGCAGCGCCGAACTGTCCGCTGCACTGGACCTTGCGAACGCTAACAACCGCGACCTCGCTGCGGCGCTTGACGCAATGAAAGCCTCCGAGGCTGACGCTGCGGCAAAGGCCAATGCCATCGTGGCGAATCTGGGCGTGGCTCCCGTCGCCATTGTGCCTGAAGAAATTTCCGCGCCTAAGACCAAAGAACAGCTTTGGGCGCAATACATGACTCTTGGTTTCAGCGAGCGCAATGAGTTTTACGCCGCGAACAAGAAAGCAATGCAGCTCTAACCCTCATCTCTAACTAACTCAATCATATGTCCTTAAATGGCGTCTTCCTCAGCCAAATTTCACAGGCAAGCCTCCCGTACTTGTCCGCCGCGTTTGCCCCATTACGCGGCATAACGACAGATTTCTCCACCGATGTTGCGTCGGCTGGGCAGTCTGTGACGACCCGCTTTGCGGTTGTCCCTGACGTGGTGGACATTACCGCCGACGGCTATGCGCCCGTCGCTGGCGACACTACCGCCCGCACGATCACATTGGACCAGCATCGCGGCGTCACGCTCGGGTTTACTGACATCGAGGTGCTCCAGTCCTCGATCAATTTCGAGCGGCTGTTTCTTGCGCCCATGATTCAGTCGCTGGGCGCAAAGGTGTTCGGCGATCTTTGGAACTTGGTGAACAGCACCAACTTTACACAGACTCCTCTTTCGTCCACCGCTGGCAATTTTGACCGGGAGGATGTCATCGACCTCGGCGTGACGCTGACTCAGACACTCAAGGCTCCCAAAATGGGCCGTGCGGTGTTGCTGAATCCCGCTTACTACGGCGCGATCAGCAAGACGTTTATCTCTGCGGAAATCCCTGGCATCACGCCTTTCAAAGCCGAAGGCTTGGTTCCCCGCGTATCCGGCTTTGACATCTACGAGTCCGACCTTTGCGACGCGAACAGCGAACTGCTCGCCGGTTTCGCAATGCACAGTTCCGCGCTTATCATGGCCGCTCGCCGCGTGAATCCTGAAGCCGCTTTGGCGGACTCCATCGAGATCGCCGAAGTCATCGTGCCCGACCTCGGGCTGCCGGTCACGTTCCGTCGCTTCTATGCCCGCGAAAGTGGGAAGAGCTGCATTTCGGCCTCGGTCATCTACGGGGTGAATAAGGGCACGAACATGGGCGTCCGCATCGTCACTCCCTCCTCCTAGTTAAACTCCAACCTGCAAAGGCTCCGCTCTTCACGGGGCGGAGCCTTTGTTTCATCCGATTATCCCAAAATGAAAATCTCTCTCGTCATCGAGGACACTGGCGCAGGCCCGCAGGTCATTTACACCTCGCACGAACCCGCAGACGCTCGGGCGTTTTTCAAAGCGCACGTCAATCCCGGCAAACTGGTGCTGGTGTGCAATCCGACGCCTGACAATTTCCGCACGATTCGCGGCACGCCAGTCGTCGAGTCCGTTGTCGCCAGAGCACCGATTCGGCGCGCAAAAGAAGCACTGCTCTAAATGTCAGACTGGCGCGACATTACCGCAACCGCACTGGACGACGCTCTCGGCTATATGCAGGCCGACAGCGTGACGTACCAGGGCGTGACCGTGTTTTCCGTCGCCAGCGAACGCGAAAGCCAGACACTCGCAATCGGCGGTTTCGAGTCGCATTTCGCGGGATCTGTTCGCATGGCAAAAGCCGGGTTTCCCACGCCGGTGAAAGGAACGAAAATTAGCGTAAACGGCACAGAGCGCAGGATTGGCGACATCGCCGAAGATCCGATTTCGTGGACGCTGTACCTGGAGGACGTGTCACGATGATTGACCTCCTGACCTGCGAAGTGATTCGTGACGAGATCGCGCCAGACTTTCCAGGCACCTACATCGGCCTGCCGCACGATGGCGAGTCAATTACCATGCCATGCATCCTGCTCGACATTCGCGGCGACGCACTGGTTGGAGGACCGCTGCAACGTGGCGCGTTGACCGTGGCTGTTATGAGCCAGGCAGACGACTCCACGGTGGCCGAGCACATCGAGCTGGTGCAGGAGGTGACAAACGCCATTAAGGGCGTCACCGGCAGCGGCTCTGCCATTCAGATTTACGGCGTGGTTGCGACTTCCTCGGAGGCGCAAAACACGGAGCGGCACTGGATCACCAACCTTCAGTTTACCCTGGGCTACGGCCCGCAACCTTAAAGCATATGGCTACGTTTGGAGTTACCTCAACCTACGGCATCACGCCACCCACCGGCAGTTTTACCCAAAGCTCTGAAAGGACTGTGGAAGTGGAGACTGCAACTATCAAAGGAACCACGGGCCGCGTGGTAGTCGCGCAGGCTAAACCACGCACCAAAACCACGGTCACGGTGCGGTCAAAAGGCGAAACCGGGCTCTCGTCTATTTCGGTCGCCGACTTTTCGAGCCTGACCATTACGTCGTCCAAATACAGCGAAACCAACGACGATTTCGCGACGCAGGAAACCGTTGGAACTCTCTTTGAATAAGCATATGGCTACTTTTGGAATTTCCTCAATCACTGGGACTTTGGTCGAAGCCGTGGACGTTACGCTTGCGGGCGAAACCAAGGAACTCATTAAAGCTGACGGCACGCATTCCGCTGCGCGCATCGTTGACACCCAGTTTTCGTTTTCCGTTAAAGGCAAAGGCGATTTGCCAACCGTCACGATTGGCGGCAGTGCGGGCGAGCCTGATGGCGTCACCGGCAAAGTCATCATCACCAAGATCACCGAAAGCCAGACTAACGAGGACTGGAACGCTTTCAGTTACGACGGCGTCGCGTATCCTGCGGCAACCTAACGCGCCACGGCGCATCCGATTATGTCACACCTAAAATCTGGAATGCGGATTGACTACATCCGCGACAATTTGCCTCCGCTCAAGTCACCGAACACCGATCTCATCGGCGCGTGGCTTGCGGTCGGGGGGCAACTGCTCGACGAGGAGAACTTTCACGACACCGTGGAGGAAACCGCCGACGGCATTAAACGCCAGGTGGTTTGGAGCGTGAAAGGCGACGTCCTCGCCACAATCGGCGACGAGCAAGTCACGTTTGAGGAGTTCCGGCGTCGCTGGCTATCCGAAGAATGGCGCGCAGCCAATCCGCTACACTGGATCACGATTCAACGGGCGCAGCGCGATTACACGGTCCAGCTCAAGACCTGGTTGCAGACGCAAAAGCCGTGCGCGCTTATCCGCAAGGGCAAGCGTGTTGCTGTCATCCACCCGGATCTTCCTGAGGACAAAAAAGCCAAACTGCTTGCCGCGCTATGAGCTTCCTTGCCGGACAGATTGAAATTGAGGGCATCAAGCTGCGTCCGTTTTCGCTGCGCAGCAGGTTGAACTGCATGGCACTTGGGTTGACGCTTTTCACGGAAACGGAAGGCGCGGAACTGACGCCGCTGCAAATCGAGGAGCAAATCCTCGCGCTCGCGTGGGAGCGGTCGCAGCCGGTGCCGGTGGTGCGCAAGGCCATTGACGCAGGCACTGCGTGGGACGCAATCCACGACTTTGCCGACTCTTTGCCGCTGGCCGCACTGCCGCAGTTGGTGGCCGAGATCAACCGCGTGGCCGCCGAAATCAAATCGCAGGCCGTGGAGGTTGTCCCGCGCCCAGGAGGAGAGGATAAAGACGCGCCGGGAAACTCGTAGGGCCGACGTGGGAAGCCGCTTTGATACTCACGTTGGCCGATAAAACAGGATGGACCGAAGACGCAATCCTAGACCTTCCAATGCCTCGTGCGCTGGCGTATTACCACGCCGCGTTGTGGGCAGCCGGGGCGTGGACGGTGCGACAAGGGCCTGCACCGACCGAGCAGCTTTCCCGACTGTTAGCATTTTGCCAAAATGATCTCGCTGAAGCTGAATGAAGCGCAGGCTGAATGGGGAGTGGCGACACTGACTCGCGTAGTTGAAGGTGTTGCCACTGGCGGCGTAGCGTTGCCGGAATTGATGGGGATGGCGTTTGTGGACTACATGACCGATGTCCGTGGTGTTACCCCTCCAGCCAAAGGTGCGCGCATTGTGGGATCGCTGGAATTGTCCCGAGGCAAAGCCGCAATCGACGTGGACTTGGGGCGCGCTTTTATTGTCGCGGCAAAGGGCGTTGTGTCTGCCATTCCTGGCAGCAAAAGCGTTGGCAAGCTCGCGGGAGTGGTCAACAAGGTTTCGACGAAAACAGGCAGGAGAGTGGCGGCAAGAATTGCAAAGGTGGTGAATCTCAAACGTGCCAAACAAGCGGGGCGCTATGTGGCAGCCCAAGCAAAGATCGGGGCTTTTGCGGCTGGCAAAAAAGCGGTGAGCGAAATCAAAAGCGCCGCCGACGAAGATCCGCAAAGTTGGTACGAGCAACAACGGCGCAACGGGCGTTTTGCCGGACGCCAACGCATGGAGATTGACGCAGGCACCTTGTCCAACATTAGGCGCGCTCTACACGCGCGCGTTGGGTATTTGCAAAGCGGCTGGAACGCAGCTTCCGAGCGATTTGGCGCGGCAACTCCAAGCTGGATCTCGGGCAAGGGCGGGCGTGGAACGATTAACGTAGGCCGCACCGACCAAAAGATAGACATCCGCGCGGAGAACCAGGTTCAGTACGCTGGCGGGATTGAGGGAATGCAGCGGAGGCTCAATTACGCCGCTAGAAAAGCCGCGAAACGTGCTGAAGCAAAAGCCGCAGCGACTGCCGAAAAAGCCATGCAGGAGATCATCGACAAATGAGCGCAACCGCACAACTAGCACTGGACGTTCGTGGATTCTTGGCGGGCATGGATCTCGCCAAGCAGGGGCTCACAAGCCTGCGCAATGAGTCCAGCAAGGTGGACGAGGGGAACGGCATGGCACGGCTACAAGTGGCCGCTGTAGGGCTTGCTGCTACGTTGGGTGCGTTGGCCGTGAGCGTTTACAAGGGCGTTCAGGCGACGATTCAGGTGGGAGCTGTAATGGTGGACACGAGCCATTACGTGGGACTTGCGGTGCAAAGCATCGGCATCCTTGGGCGCAGTCTGGAAGAGGTTGGAGGAAAAGC